GGAGGGAGAAAATGTGAATGTTGTGTATAGCGTCATTAGCTATTACCATCCATCTCTTGGCGACTATGCCAGCGCCACATTGAAGAAGGTAATTTAATCCTTTGTGTGGTGAATCGACCAGCACCCTTCTTCCGTCACATGCCAAGAGGTGACCGTTAGTAGCCTTATTTGCAACCGCTCCAAGTAACTCGGCGAGTCCTTCGATAGCAGCAACGTAAGCCTTTCTAATCTCTTGTCCCTTTTTACTGGCTTCCTTGGGTTGTAAAGAGTTATCATAACTCAGTCCTAATTTCAGGTTTCCCGCCCCGTAAAGAAAGGCATATGTGACAGTCTTAACTTGTCGGCGGGTGATCCCTATTTTGTCAGCGTTTACTTGATGAATATCATCGTTCAGTAATATGTCGGCATATCGACCTCCGTCATATCTGCCTAAGTAATGCGCAAGCATTCTTAGTTCTATTCCGCTTAAATCCGCTCCAACCATAGTCATACCAGGGGATGCGGTAAATAGTTTTCTAAATTGTTCCTCGGCTGGAACTTGGGCTAAATTCGGTTTTCGATGTGCACATCTAAATGTGTTTGTACTGACCGAACAATGGTGATGTATTCGACTAGATGTCGTACATAGCTTTAGCCATGCGTTCACGCCTTGCGATATCATTCCGAGCTTCTTCTTCAGATCCAAAGCTCTCGCACATAATTTGCAGAAGGGATGTTCTATCTCCTTCAAGGTAATCTCGTCTATAATTAGTTTCCCAGTCGTTGTAGTCTGGGTCAACGTAATGTTCAGACGGTTCGTCAGAATCCATGCTATGTGATCTCGTGAGGTTGGGTTAAATTCAATTAATCTTTGGAGTTCAGCTCCTTCGATGTATCCTTGGGATGCGTTATTTCGTTTAGGAGTGAACATCTTTCCTCCAATGAGAGGGTATTGTTCTCGAAGTATTCCAGTAACTTCTTCCATCTCTCTTCGGAGATGTGACTCAAGTTGCTGAGCTTTTGATTCATCAAAGTACCATCCATGTATTTCCTGTTCTGTTAAAATTTCAGCTACGCGATGCTCTAGCAAACACGCGTCATTAAGGGGCGGAAGTGTTCGCATAATTTAGTTGTTACTTGTACGTCTTGTACGCAATAATTTTGCATCTCTTGTGACCATTCTTTCCAGTCACTTGTCTTACCAAACTCTCCTTTATATTCTCCTAACCTATATCCATAAGCTTCTAAAGAATGTCTACCATATAGTTGTAATGGCATTCTTGATATGTTTCTCTTCTTATCTATCTCCATCATATTTGGATGATATAAGCGAGATAAGACAAGAGTGTCAATAACATTATGACAAGGCTCAAACCAAGAATAAATTTTCCGAAGAACAGGTATATCGTAGCCAATAATATTATGACCAATGATGACATCAGCATGGGTGAGCCAATGCAGAGCCTCCGTGATTGGGTAGGAGTCATCACCTTGATTATTAAATACGAAGGTCTCCTCCTTTTGGGAGTCGTATATGGCGATGCAATGTATCTCAGAAACGTCATGTAATAGTCCGTTAGTTTCGCAATCAAATACGAGCATTTGACTTTGCGACATAAGTTTTATCCTTAAACTTTGCTTTCTTTTTTGCTTGTTTAGAGGGTGGGTTTGGTTTCTTCAGTTCCTCAGAAGTCGGTACTGGGACTGAAAACTGTGTCCTTAGTTTCATTAAATTTACAGGTGGTTTTATCGTATTTGAGTTCAGCAGCCACACCTGTCTCTCCTGAGTATCTGTTCTTCAATACTCTTAAAGTGGAGACATCATCGGGATTCTGCTGATCGCGCTCTAAAGCAATGACGGTATCAGATAACTGGCTTATTGAGGCTGATCCTCTAAGCATTCCTATAGAAACCTTTTGTCCGTCTTCTATTGCCTTATCTCCTTGCGCTCTTCTTAAGTGAGAAACTAAAAATAATTTAATTCCTGTACGTTCAACCAGACTCCTTAAGTCAGTCATGGTTTTGTCTATTGTTCTTCTCTCATCCATACTTCCATCTAGTCCAGATAATAATATGGATAAATGATCGAGAAAGATTACTTTTATATCTAAGCCCAGAGCCATATATTCAATACGACTGTAGATAATATCCGAAGATAAACTACCAAAATGGTCGTATAAATAAAGGTTCCAACCAGCGATAGTGGAATCGTAAGCATCTTTAAGGGTGGTGTATTCGTGTTCTCCAAGGTGTAGGGCTTTACCCACAGCTACTGACATAAGTCCTAAAGCTGTTCGCCTGTTAGATTCTTCTAATGCGATATACCCTACCTTCTCTCCTTGATTAAGTAGATCTGTAGCTAATTGTCTACAGAAGGTTGATTTTCCCTGACCTGTGCCTGCCGTTATAGTAGTAAGTTCTCCATATCGGATTCCATGGGTCATAGATTGCAGTCCAGGAAAGGGATATGAGTGATTACATGGTGGGATGGGAGTAGTTACTTGTTCTAATAATGTCTTCCCATCGATGATGCCATCCGGTTGATACGCTTTCGCATCCCAGATAGCCCTGCAAATAGCGTTTGCATCATTGGCTTGGAGCGCATCTGACGCATCTTTGTATTGCTCCAATCTCGCAATCTTGACCTTTCCCAACGGGAGGACGGATGCTGCCTGTTCGACAGCTCGTCTTCCGGCATCGTCATTGTCGAAGAATAATACGATCTCCTCATAGCCTTGTAATAAAGGTATTTGTTTCTGAAGATCTTTTTTGGCTGACGCTGCACCGTGAGGTAACGAGACCATCGGCCAGCCATCCATCGCTTCATAGCAGCTCGCAGCATCTAATTCACCCTCAGTAATAACAATACGTTTACCAGTACTAGGGAATAAATGCTGACCAAATAAGGTGTCAGTGGAAATTCCTTCATATTTAAATTTCTTTAATTTGTCTTTTGTTTTGAATCCTTGTAAGCGTCCAGTGCTGTCGAAATAAGGGAAGCGTAAGTGTGCCTCATCTCTGTAGATTTTATATTTCTCACAGGTTGCTTGGCTAATTTTTCTTTTTTGCAGCCTTTGGGCTGATCCTTTGAAATTAACATTTGTTTGCATGGGTTGTTTTGATTCTTGTCCATGCCCTGCTGTTCTAGTTTGACAACTAAAACAAAAGGTATGCCCATCCGTATATACAGCTAGTGCATCGGATGAGCCACAGTCGGGACATGGTTCGTGTTTTAAAAATTCGCTTTCTGTCATGTAAGCCAATCAATAGGTATGGCGTGAAAAGCACACCATTTAATTCCATATCTCTGACACCACTTTGCGTAGGTTGTCTTTGATTTTTTACTAATTTTTTTATAGGGGTCTTGAAAGACTAAACGTAAGTCTATACCTGGATTCTCAGTGATTACCTGTTTAATCTTGCGTCTATCTTCTGGCTTCCAATAGCCCTTAGTTTCAAGTATTACACCGTTGTCTAATACAAAGTCAGGTGTGTATTTATGTTGAATCGTATAAGGAAAACTAGTTCCCTCATACTCATAGTCCACACCTAAGTTACATAAAAGATCAGAGACTTTCTCCTCTAATCCTGATTTAAACATTAGAAGTCATCGTCTGGGACAGGTGCTTCTTCAGATGGAGTTACGTTTGGTTCATCAGCTTTAAAGCCTGATGTCTTACCAAATAACTCAGCTACACCATCTTCGTCCAAATCCCCAGTATCGATACCAGCTCCGGTTTGGACTGATATAACTTGAATGCCCGATAACTTAACACTAGTGCCATAGGTAATGCCATCACGCAATATATAAGGCTTTTGCACAAAGCCAATCTTAACCTTTGACCCTTCATATAAAGGTGTATCTACATTTGTTATAGGTGTTCCTTCTGTATCTACAACAGGAGGTTTCTTATCATCTCCCCAAGAGAACTTAAGTACGTACTCACCTTCTGCTACCTCTTCCCATGGTGTTGGTTTAAGAGTAGCTCTCTTTGGATTCTTAAGCTTTGACTCTGCCCATTTAAGACAGTCAGTCCTTTCAGTCTCAAGCGCATCAACTAAATCACTATCGACTATTGCCTTAAGTGAGTAGCCAAATTTACTTGGTCTAAGCACAGCCTGATAACCGGTTAGGGTGACAGGCTCTTTTGTTATGTGTATGTTTCTTGCCATTAACAGAAAAAATAAGTGGATTCAATTACGGATTCCGGTTCAAGGTCTCCAATAATCGGTGGTTCAGACTCAGCTCCAATAGCTTGGGCAAAGTCTTTTAAAAAGTCATGCTTTGCGAAGAGGTGCATGTAAGTATCCCGTACTAACGTGGATAAATAAGACATATCAGTAGCTCTACATAGGACTGAATCATGTATAAGACTTATAGGTGCATCAAACTTATCAACACTTATATGTAACAAGCTCGCATCTAATGAATGTATTAGATTAGGAGCTGTAGCATTCTTATGATGCCTTAAGTCCACGCCAGTCTCTCCATCTAGAACTTTGACTCGACAACGACCTAATAGTTTTAGCTCAACTATCTTGTGATTCATTTTCATCAATCGTTGTACAACCCTAAAATTAGAAGGTGTTTCCCAAGAAATATGTTCCGCACCTCTTTTGATTGCCTTAGTTACTTCATCCTCGATCCATCGCATAACCCTCATAGGTCCTGGTACGACTAGCTCCATGGCATCTCGTACCGCTTGAACTACTTGTGTAAGTTCATCTTTATCTAACTCGACATCTATATCATCAAATGCATCACGGATATACTGCCTATTGCTATAAGGTTTAGCATTATAGGGTATTGTCATCACTGTCCTTTTGGTTTTTTTCCTATCCCAATAGGGACGTAACCTCTCAGGTACATGAGGACGACTCGTATCAGCTATAACTTGATATGCGTCTTGAGGTTTATCACTTGGTACAACATTGACCAAACAAGCTGTACTCTTATCTCGTGCCAGCCCTGCCAATATTTGGAGTCCTGAGCAAGTCGCATCAGTTGCCACGGGTAGCCCTGTTGTTGTCCTTGTTTTAGCTAAGACAACAGAGTAATACTCATCACAGGCAGCTGCAAACTGGAACGGTTCGTCTACCTCTTCCCAGTCTCCTATATTTCCTATAGGATCTGTAGCTACTCTAGTTATTAACTGTATATTTTCAGGTTTCGTTACCCACTCCAACCTATCTCCCAAGGTAGCTTTATCAAGACCATAAGTAGTGGCTACTTGAAACGCTAACCATTTAACACCATCCTCAGTTATAGGTGCTTCTTCAGCAAACTTAATCAAACTCTTTCCAAAGTCTGTATCTTGTGGTGTCAGGAAACTAGGTATAGGGTAAGCCCTTCCGCGATAATCGAATGACCAAGGTATGTAATACTCTTTATCCTCAAACTCTCTGACACAATTCATTGTCATCCTAGTTCTACAGGATATACGCCACTCGTTAGCATTCTTATTACATGCTATTGCCTTCTCTCTTCTCCATGCCCTTCTCGCTTCCTCATCATCCATGTTAGGAGGTTGAGGTGGTTCGGGATGGTTAATTACAGGACGGAACTTTCCTACTTCAATTTCTCTTTCTTCTAGTACCTTCCCAATCTCTACAATAAAGGGATTGAGTCGATATTTTACCTTCTGGATCTTGTTTAAAAATGAGTAGGTAGTTTCTCCCTGTACACATAGGGGAACCCCTCTGCGAACCATGTCGTGACAACGAGTTAGGTCATTTAGATAGTAACCTCCTTCATGCAATGGTGACCAATCTCTTGGTTCAATGAGCATCGGCCACGCTAATGGGCTAAATAATTCAGCTAATCTTATAATTTCTTCCTTATTTTTAAGAAATTTCTCTGTTGGAACTAAGAATTGCTGCTTTTTATTGCGATGCATGAATACACTACGCTCAAACCAACCAGAAGATGCCAATAAACAGTCTAAAAACCACGTTCCTACCTTGATTCTTTCAATTCTGTTCCATGGTTTCCATTGTTCTATGTCATGTTTAGACATAAGTGTCTGCATTGACTTCCTTTTGTACTCAGTACCTTTTGCTTGATGCCAATAATTGGCTTTCAATGTCTCAAAAAGCCCTGGTGCACTGGTTTCATAGTATCTCATCTGGGATTCAGCCTCTAATGCTGACCCAATTGCTTGGACTACATTAACTACCTTGCTGTTCTCTTTTCTCGGAGAGAATATCTTATCGAATGTCAGCTTAGCAGTTATGGCAGCCTGAGATTCAGTGTCAATATTGAAGATATAAGGTAATAGCTGCATCAAATGACCAGCTCCACCTACTGATACCTTCTTCCTTGCCTTTTTCTTTTCATCTATAAACTCTATTAGATATGGCAAGAGAGTTTCTATAGATGCCGAACCAAAGACTGTGGCTGATGCGTAGTCCTTTTCCAATAACTTTTTAGTATTGTGTTGGAATCGCTCTAGTCCTCCTTTTATTTGTCTTCGTTCAAATCTTTCTTGCTTTTCTAAATCAGCTGTTGTGGGCATTGTTTAGTGTGATAAAAGTCGCTGGATTATTGGTTGGATATTTGTCCTTATGTGGACAAGTTAACTATTAAGAAAGGGACTGAGTTTTCACCCAATCCCTGCTTGACGTGTTCACTGGAGTATTAATATATAG